GCCACGTACTTTTAAATTGCCAACCGCAGGCGAATTTATCGCCGCGTCGTTGCAAGGTGGAAGCGTACTTGCAGAAATGAACGCACGTGTTCAAGCTGCCGCGCCAAATATCACTACCGCCGATACCCCAGGTATCTTGCCAGAAATTATTACAGGCAGCGTGTTTGACGGGCTAAATCCTATTCGCCCTTTCGTGTCAGCTATTGGCGCACGTGCCATGCCACAAAGTGGCGCGACATTTCGCCGACCAGTTATCACAGTACGGCCCGTGGTAACACAGCAGCCAACAGGCCAACTAAACCCACTTGACCCGTCAACTGTCACCGTTGCAAATAACAACGTAAACAAACTTACTTTTGGTACTTACGTAACAATGTCTGAACAAGATTTGGACTGGACAGACCCAGCAAGTATCAATATCGTGTTAAACCAGTTGGCTATCGCTTATGGACAAGCAACAAACAACTACGCAGTAGATACTTGCCATGCAGCAATTACACAAACCAGCGCAGTTGCCGACACGTCGGACCCTGCAGACTGGATTGCCGCAATTTATGAAGGCGCCCGACAAATTAGCGCAAGCAGCAACTACCTACCTACTCACATGGTCGTAACACCTACCACCTGGGCGTCGCTCGGTTCTTTAGTCGATAGCACAGGCAGGCCAGTATTTCCACAGATTGGCGCTATGAACGCACCAGGCGAATTGTCGGCTTCAAACTGGAACGGCAACCCACTTGGTTTGGTCTTGGTAGTTGACAAGAACGCGCCAGGTTCATTTATGGGACACGCAGCAGGACCAGCCGCAGGGTTTGAATTTTACGAACAGCAAAAGGGCGCAATTTCTGTTGAAGTACCTAGCAGCTTGGGCCGCACTATTGCGTACCGTGGCTACGCCGCTTCGTTTATGGCAGACGCTACAAAATTCGTTAAATTCGTCTAACCGAAAGGCGGCCTAACCGCCATGACGCAGGTATACCAGGTAGCGCATAAAACGCTAATAGACAACTACGCAGTTTTAGAAACGCTTACACCTAACGAAGTGTATGTAGGCGCGTCTATTATTGTTGCAGGCGTCGATGCAACCTTTAACGGCACCGTAACCGTTTTAGATGTACCCGAATACTTGTTTATTGGCGTAGACGACGACGGCGATTTACTTTTTAATTACGAGGTACCCGTACCGTTTCAAATTTTGTACGCAAAAACAGCCGCCAACGTTACGCGAACTACTGCAACAGGAACCGTAACGCTAGGTACTATCCCGTGTACGTGGGTTACAGCTGGACAAGTCGAGGACTGGCTCGGCATAGGCACCGCGTCGGCGCTTGATACAACTTTTCTTACTCAATGCGCTGCAGCTGCAAACGACTTTTGTTTTCAAAGACGTTTAGAAAGCGGCTACATAGACCAAAAAGGTACAAGCCCAAGTAACAGCGTCACCCTGGGAACTATCGCCTACGGCGGTTTTCTGTATCGACAACGCGGCGCTGTAACAGATTTTGCCAGTTTTGACGGCCTACCAGCAGGCAACAGCGTTGGCTTGTCGCCAATGATTAAACAATTGCTAGGTATTCCACGCCCGCAGGTTGCTTAAATGCCTGTTGCTTTTACAGACCTGTTAAACGAGGCGCTAGACGACCTGGCAACGTCGCTAGGGCAAATAACGAATATGCAGGTAATTACAGACCCCCGCAACCTTGTACCGCCTTGTGCGTTCATTGACGCGCCTAGCTTTACCGTGTTTGCTAACAACGTTGTAGAAATGACGTTCCCTGTACGAATAATTACGCTTGGGCCTGGCAACCTTGACGCGCAACGGTCATTACTTAACTTGGCTAGCAAAGTTATTACCAAGAAAATTGGCGTAACCGACGGGCGCCCAACTGTTGCAGTAATTGGCGGCAGCGAACTACCAGCCTACGACTTGACCATATCCCTACAAGCCCAGGCAACCGCCTAGAATAGGTACAACATGAAATACACAATTATTAGCCCCCGCGTCGGTATTCCTGGCGATACATACGAAGCAGTAGACGGCGTTAACGTCGACGCGCTGGTAGCAGGCGGCTTTATTGAACAATCCACCGTTAAGGCGCCTAAAGGTGCTAAAACTAAGACAGACACAAACGAGGAGTAAAGCCCATGGCTACAAGCACTTATCTATCATCACCAAACGTTACGGTTAACAGCGTTTCGCTGCAGGACCAATGCAACGGCCTTACTTTTACGCGCACTATCGAGGCGCTAGAAAGCACCGCATTTGGTAGCGGTTCACGTGTCTACACGGCAGGCCTTGAAAACTCGACGTTGACCCTTGACCTGTACCTATCGTTTGCAGCTACAGAAACTTACGCAACACTCAAAGCTCTTGTAGGAACGTCTACAACTGTTTCGTGGTCGCCAAGCGCAACAAGCCCAGGCACCGCAACTAATCCAACCATGACCCTTACAGGGGCCTATTTGGAAGCGCTACCATACGAAATGGCGCTCGGCACTTTAGGCGCGATTAGCGTAACTTTTACGGGCGGAGTGTATAGCGTCGTTGAAGTTTAATTAAACGCCTGAAAAGGCCCGACACAAAAGGCAAATAATGAAACTTACATTAAAAGTAGAAACCGCAGACAACACTTACGAGGTCGTAACAAACCTTTACGTTATTGTTATGTGGGAACGCAAATACAAACGTAAAGCGTCGGACATGGCCGCAGGTATCGGCGTCGAGGACTTAGCTTTCATGGCATACGAAGCGTCTAAAATAAACAAAATCGTTGTACCCAGCGAATTTGATACGTTTGTAAAAAACCTAACCAACATTGAAGTAGTCGACACCGAGGCCGCAAACCCCATGTAAGGGGCACCCACGGGCGCCAGTTATGCGAACTACTGGTAGCGATATCGTGGTGGCCCCCGTCGGTACCTTTTGACATAGACGACTTAGCTACCGTTGTTGCTGTATTATCGGACAACAACAAACAACGAAAGTAAACGCTATGGGCCAACTGCCGTTACAAATTGAGGGTATTCAAGAAACCCTAAAATTGTTGAACGACATAGACCCAAAATATCGTCGTTTAGTGACCAAACAAATAAAGACCGCTGGCGCGTCTATCTTAAGTGAAGCCCGCCAAATGGTGGCAAGTTTTCCAAACTCAAAAGGCAACGGCGCCCCACTATCGGGCATGGTTCGAGGCAACTTAGTTAAAGGCCGTGAAACTACTTGGCGTACCGACGCCGTACAACGAGGCTTTAAAATTAAAGTAGGTGTGCGCGGCAGTAAAGAGCGTTACGTAAATTTTGACCGTGGCGGTTACACCGAGCAAGTTGTATTTGGTGCAAAACCTTACCGTTTAATGACCGTACAAAGCGCCGACGCTGCAGGCGTTATTTATGACCACGCAGGCCGCAACACAAGTAGCCAATTTGTTACCAACCTAACCGTAGAGGAAGGCAAACAGCCGCGCGTTATCGACGTTGCCGTAGACAAAAACAAACCAGCTGTAACAGCGGAAGTGTTAAAAGTAGTCGAGCAAGTTATGACCGTTACTAATCGTCAAATGAGGGTTCGCTAATGGCTGGCATAAATATACCGATTATTACGTCGTTTGCAGATAAAGGCATTTCGGCTGCAGAAAAAGCGTTTGGCAAGTTTGGCAAAACAGGCGTAGCGGTAGGCGCAGCGTTTGCAGCTTCAACAGGTTTAGTAGTTGCAGGTTTATCTAAAGCCGTAGCCGCAGCTATCGAGGACCAAAAAAGCCAAGCGCTATTAGCCAAACAGTTACAAAACACTACGGGCGCGTCGCGTGGAACTATTGCCGCTACCGAGGATTTCATAAGCCAAATGCAGTTAGCTACGGGCGTAGCCGACGACGCTTTACGCCCCGCGCTGGGTTCATTGGTACGCGCTACAACCGACTTAACCGTAGGGCAAGACTTATTAAACCTTGCTTTGGACATTTCGGCAGGTACGGGGCGCGATTTAGAAACCGTGTCACTTGCCTTGGGCAAAGCGTACAACGGCAATTTAGGCGGTTTAACAAAGTTAGGTTTAGCGCTTGACCCGAACATTATTAAAACTAAAGATTTTGGCGCGGCACAAGCCCAACTAAACAAACAGTTTGGCGGCGCGGCAGCTGCAGCAGCCAACACTTACGAAGGGCAACTAAAACGCCTGGGCATTGTGTTTGCAGAATTAAACGAAACTATTGGCTACGCAATTTTAAACAACAAATACGTTAAAGACGCAATAAGTCGACTGCCCGACGCTGCCGCCGCAGCGATTGAAGCGTTTGGCGAAAAAGGATTAAGTGGCGCGTTATCCGTCTTTTTAGACGAAATGGGCATAGTAGGCGCATATACCAAAAAGTGGGGCGCGTTAATTGCTTACGAATATAACAAAATGGCTTTACGCGCTTATAACGCTTTATCGCTACTTACTGTAGGCCTTATTCAGTTAGTACCTGCAATTAAAAAAGCAGGCGACGAAATAGTAAATAACTTAGTTAATTTAGAATTAGAAATAAGCGCAGCCGATACATACATAGGCGATTTAAATAAAGCAATTTCGGACAATGAAGCCCAAACAAAAAGAACAGCAGCAGAAACCGAACGCTGGGCAAAATATGTAGAAATGTTGGGCGGCAAAATTAAACCAGTTACCGACGGACTAGACGCCAATACGACGTCAAATGATAAAGCCGCTAAAGCAACATACGACTACGCAAAAGCCTTAAAAGAAGGTTTAATAACCGCACTCGATGAAGCTAAGGGCGTTTTAAATGACGCTAAAAAAACCTTTAACGATTTTGCCGACAGCGTAGCCCAAGGCTTATTAAGCGCGTTTAGCTTTAAAGACGCTAAAGACGTAGGCGACGAAACAGGCGGCGGTTTTCTTGCAGGTCTACGGACCCAGGTAACAGGCATTAAAAACTATACAAATGACGTACAAAAATTACTTAACCTGGGATTATCTAAAGACGCATTAACAGCCGTTTTAGCAGCTGGTAGCGACGCAGGCGCCGCCATAGCCGCCGAACTTTTACTAGGTGGCAAAACCGCGATAGATGAAGCTAACTCTTTAGTTGATAGCGCCAATATGGCAGCGCAAAAAGTGGGCATAAACGCAGGCGCTGCCTGGTACCAGTTAGGCGTTGATAACGCTCAAAAAACGGTTGCAGGTTTACAAGCCGAAATAGATACGTTGACCCCAAAAATGATGAAACAAATGGACCGTTTAGCCAACAAACTTAAAAGGACCGTTGACATAACAGTACGAGTAAACGAAGTAGTAACCCGTGCAACAGGCGGCGTAACCAATACGCCAGTAGCGGCACCTATAACAAACCGTGTTAGCGCTCAATCGGCAGGCGATACAACCATAAACATTACGGGCGGGATTAGTACCAGCGCCGAAATAGGCGAAAGCGTAGTAAACGCTATTCGAGCATATAACAGGGCTGCAGGCCCTGCAAATATCGCGGTTTCGTAATGGCTACGTCAGTAATTGAAAGCGGCGACTACGAACTATTTATAGATACGGGCTTTCTTGTTAATAGTTTTCGTTTAGATAACGCCACGGCAGGCGTATTAGATAACACCGAGTTTGTTTTAACAGGTACTACAGAGTTTGCGCCTATGTTGCAATACTCGACAAACGTAAACATACGTCGCGGGCGCCGTGATGTAGGCGACCAATTTAGCGCTGGCACAATGTCATTTAATTTAAACGACAGCCTGGCAGGCGGTACCCTAAACCCGTTGTATTCGTCTAGCCCATACGTGGACCCCAACGAGGAATTTACGCTGGCACCATTACGAAAAGTGTCGTTTGGTCGATACAACGGCGTAGGTACTTTTATTGAACTGTTTAGAGGTCAAATCGTTAATTACGATTATTCGTATCAGTTGGGCCAACAAAACATTATTACCGTGTATTGCGCCGACGACTTTTATTTGTTAGCCCAAACCGCGTTAGCCGAATTTAACGTATCCGAGCAACTATCGAGCGCCCGCCTATCTGCCGTACTTGACTTGCCCGAGGTTGCTTATCCCGCTTTAACGCGTGACATTGAAACGGGAACGCAAACGCTGGGCGGGGCAGCCGCTTACACGGTGCCCGAGGGTACAAACGTAAAGGCGTATATTGACCAAATACAAGCCGCAGAGCAGGGCCGTATTTTTATATCACGTGCAGGCGATTTTACGGCGCAACCGCGCGTAGGTCAAACTTTGTCGGGTAGTGTCGCAGACTTTCACGACGACGGCACCAACATACCGTATAACTCGTTAGGCATTATTTTTAATGCGGACCTAATCGTAAATAGGGCAAGTATTCAACATTTAGGCGCCACAAGCCCCGAGGTTGCCGACGACCTAGTAAGCCAGGCTAAGTACCTAATTCAAAATACAAGCATTACAAACAGCCTTTTACACAATGACGCGGCAGCACTTGACCTGGCTAACTACC